TAGCTTCTTGATTAAAGATAAGGGAATCGGTTATTACTGGTCGTCGTAATACGATATTACTCGCGGTATCGCTAAATATCAACGATAAACCAGAGTCGTAATCTGTTATACGTGAACCTTCAAATTCAAATCCAATACTCCACCGATCTTTTCCATCGCAAGTGGCAGGATCATTAGGTTTAATTACTACACCCCTCCATCCCCGACCCTCCCAATCTACAACCTTAATTTCTTCGCCAATGTGCGACAATACAAATTCTTGAAGTGTCAGCATTTCAGTTTTTGTTAAACCAACAAAAGTACATGCTATCGTTGTTACTTTGGGCCAAATTGGATCAGCATAAACAACAAGTCGGCCACCACGAGTTTCACGATTAACTCTAGTAAAAGCGCTTCTATCCCGTGAATCGAGTTCAGGTGCCCGCAATGTCATAGAGTCCGTCTCACCACCGGCTGCTGGGTAAATTAACTGAAATCTTGCATTTGCAGGAAGACCTTGTACAACGGGAGGGTTAATATCTGGGGCTGTTGGCTGTAGGAGAACATCTGATTCGCCTACAAATGGACGATATTGCTTATCAACACATGGGGTAATATAATAATAGGCCACAGCCTGACCTAAATTTAGGTTCTCTGCGACCACTCGAATAAAACTACCTTTTACATCAACCTCTTGTTCAAATTCAAGCAACTCTGTAACGGGCGCTCCCTTTCCTTGTAATACTAATTCATTAAATATAAGTGAATCGACGGCATCAATACGTCGTCGGCCATCTTCTGCAAATACAAGATTATCACTAATAGTTAGGGAAATCGGCCTGCCAGCAAATTGTGTTAATGTCAGTATATCATTAACAGTTCGCCGCCAATTATTATTATTCCAAAAAATTTCCTGGAAACTAATATAGTGTGCAATTTCGACATAATGTGGTCCATGCCATTCAATTGTCTCAGTAAATGTTAGTGTCTGTGGTATAAATTTCCAGTTTCCACATTCAACATCTACAAGTTCATCGAAAGTTAAAAAATCACCCGTCGGCCAAAAATCTTGAATTATATTAAAGACCCAAGTATTATCAATAAATTCAAGTTCATCAGCAGTTGCACCATAACGAACACGATAGGGCCAATCAAATAATACTAATGTATCATTAACTGTTTGAAAAAATGGAGTAGTAGCATAATCATTAAAAATAAGAGAATCTGTAACAATATGATTAACAACACCATCAGCAGTCTCATTAAAAGTTAAATCATCCGATGTAGCATAATAATCTGGTGTCAGTGAAGTTAAAACTTCAACATATTGCCGACTAACGCGCGCCTCGCCTACATCACTCCCAATAGTAGCAACAAATTGCCGACTAACTAGAGCGGCTCCATCGCCTTGGCCTAAAGTATCAATATACTGGCGCGTAGTGCGCAGTTTACTGTCACCAAGACCCAACGCATCATAATATTGTCGAGTTATACGAAGCGACATATTCTCTCCCCAACGTCGCTAACCAACTTTGACACCGAATTGGGCGGCATTTAAATCTGTCTGTGTCCAGGCAGAGGATGTATTTGGATCGGTTTCTAAAATACGTTTTAATGTCACAAAACTTGTTGAACCAACAGATTGCCCAGCATCATCACTATCTGTCGCGCCCGATTTACATGAGGTTTTTAGATTATAGTCTGTAACATCAGTATCTCGGCAATCTGTGCAAATCATAAGACCTTTGATTGTTGTTAAAGTTGTAGCAGAATAACCATATAAATCTTGATGCCCAGATGTGCTATCTTCAACATAATCCGTATCATCATTTACAACAGTTTCATCCACACAAGCGTAATTATTGCCAGAACTTGGTGTAAATTGTGTAGAATCACCATTCGCATCAGGTCGTATTGTTTCAACGCGGATATTTCCTAAGAAATCGTTGTTCGTCGCCCCAGATGTATCAAGAAAATAAAAATCATCGACCTTTGGTAGATCATCATCTATTCCGGTTAGACGAAATCCATCGTGGTAATCATGCGTTCCAGCTTTGGTGTTAGCACCAGTTCCACTAAGTACATTGACACCATTTATACGCAATTCATACGTGCCGGTTGATGAGTGGCATTTAATTTTTAATTCCAAGTATTTCCATATACCTGGAGTAATAATATAATCCGCAGTTGTACCTAATACTGTACCACCACGACAAACTTGTATTGCACCATTGACGGTATGTTTTAAATTGATACCTACTGTAGCGCCATCATAAAGTGTAAAAAAAGCATACCCAGGCCAAGAATATGACGCGAAACTAAATGCAAATCCAACAACAACTGTATCTACTGTAGTTAATGAATTTTTGTGTATGAATGAGGTATCATAATTTAAATCCAGCGAGTAGCCATTTATTCGTCCGGCTCGAATTCTAAAGTTATTTGTATTTTGGGTAATTGAGTATTTTCGGCCTAATACACCCGAAGGTGAAATACCACTATCAATAGTAGACCCATAATTATCAAAACCATCTATCCATAATAGTGCCATTATATTTACCCCTATGCTATTTTGACGCCGAACTGTGCTGAATTTAAATTCGCTGCCTGCCATTGACCCGATGTATTCGGGTCTGTTTCTAAAATACGTTGTTTTTGAACAAAATTACAGGAACCAATTATCACAGAACTTCCATCATCTTGCGTTCCACCTGATTTACAAACATTGTGAATATTCATAGTTTTAGCGTCTGTTTCCCGACAATCCGTACAGATTGCAATAGCTTTAATTCCCGATAAAGTTGTATCACTATATGTGTAAAGATCAGTATGACCAGATGTACCATCTGAAACATAATCGGTGTTATCATTAACTGTTACTTCATCAACGCATGTATAATTATCCCCAGCACTGGGAGTAAATTGTGTTGAATCACCGGCTCCATCTGGCCGTAGAGTTGAAACGCGAACATTTCCTAAGAAATCATTATTTGTTGCTCCCGATCCGTCGCATGCATAAAGATCATCATATCTTGGACCATACGCTTCAACCCAGGTTGTACCATATAATCTAAAAGTAGTATGATAGTCATGTGAACCGTTTTTAGTGTTTTGGTTTGTTGCACTTAATATTGGAGTGTCGCTAATTCGTAGTTCATAACTACCTGTATAAGTATTACATATTACTTTAAGTTCAAAATAATACCAAGTATCCGCGACAATCGCTGCCGAAGTTGATGTTGCAACTAGAGACGTTCCCAAATAAATAGAAAACTGTCCATCGGCAGCCGTTTTAACATTTATACCTAAAGTAGTGCCATCGTAAAAAGATAAAAATTCACGACCACTGGCCCACGGTAGCGAAGGAAACTTAAAGGCAAAGCCAACAATTAAGGTAGCATTTGTTGTTAGTGGCCCAGGTGAAATATAGCAAGTTGGGTTGTTATTTAAAACAATTCCATACTCGCCAAAACGTCCATCCCGAATCAGCATATTTGATTCAAGAGCCGTAATAGCATATCTGCGCGCAACAATATTTGTTGGCGACGGAACTCCCGAAGTTCCATAATTATCAAATCCATCAATCCAAACTACAGCCATATTAAATTCTCCAAATTAAGAAGCTCACCGGGCGCAGTGATGCGCCCGGCAAGCGAGAGAGAGATTACGGTACGCTTAAAGTATAAGTCACTTTAAGCGTGTCTCCATTCGCTACAGTAACCGTTGAACTAAATGCAGCTTCCGACCACATTGTACCTGTTGTACCACTCTTGGTATTGTTATTCGTGATGAATAGCCCCTTGAGTGTCGCAGAGTTGTTAATCGTAAAATCTACTGTACTTGAATTAGTGATAGTACGTGAAGTAGCAGCCCCGCACGTCCACTGTGGACGATTTGCATTAGAATAAACAACAGATTCCGTCCAACCAGCATGTGATGCCATCGTATCTGTTGCAGACCAAGCGGTCCAACCTGTGTTATCAACAAGTCCAATATACCATGTTGCTGATTGTGAGCCACTTCGGAACTCACATTCCATCATGTGGTGTACACCCTCGGTAACGATGGCATTAGGTGCCCGATAAATACCAAGCAGCTTGCCTCTCGCGTCCCGGTGTTCAGCCACGAACAAACCAAAGAACTTTGCTTTGTCGATCATAATAAACCTCTTTTTGTTGCGGATTTCGTCACAAAACATCGGTGCCGCTTGTTTCACGCCGGAATCCGCATACTTCCGGGGCGGATATAAAAGGCACCTATACTTTTAGTCTAATTTTAATGTCTTACGTTGAATGGCGCGACGTAATCCTACTCCAATTTCCTTGATAGTTTTTTGAGAGGTATCACCGCCTTTAACATTGACATTTATGTCACCTATATTCGTTACTTTACCACCACGGTCCTTAAATATTGGTTTTGAACCGGCGTTTATTGCTTGTAGTTGAGGATAAAATTGTTTTACGGCTGTAGCATTGATAACCATTTCCCCAGGACTTAACATCGCTGGAATTGAATCAATCCAACGTCGAGGTACACCACCACCTGCTGCTCTATGAATAACCCCACCATAAGCGGCTGGCATAGCTCCTGCGGCTGCACTGGCAGCAGCAACGGCTGATTGAATAGCAGCCAAAGCATCTAAGGCAGCTTGTTTAAGTTGATTACAAGCAGCAATACCACGACCAATAGCTGGTGTTACACCAGTATCAAAGGCCGTACCAATTTGTGGTGCAACTTGTGATGTTTTAGTCAATTCCACAGGCATCTTTGATGCTTCAACGCTAGCTTGTGTAAATTTAGTTGTCAATGCTTGTATAAAACTATCTATAGTCTTTATATCATTTTCAAGATTTGCTTTATCCATCCTGAGTTTTATTGGGTCCATCTTATTGATTTCTTCCATTTTGGCTCGAATATCAATACCCAATTTATCTAGTGTCTTTAAAAAGCCACCCGCGCCCTCCTTTAAGAGAAATAGTTTACTCAAATCAGGCATGTCGCCCATTTCTTTTTTGAGTTGATGAAGCGCTTTACCATATTCTGACATTGCTTGACGGAATGCTTCAACATTTGTCGGATCAGTCCGCAACATCGTGTTGATGGTATTTTGTAACTCACTTAATGCACCTTTTAACTCTGGGAAAGATTTTTTCAAGTTGGCGATATACTGTTCTAATGTATCACCAGTTGGCATCTTTTTAGCCGCCTCAGCAATTTCATTTTGTAATTCTTTACCTGCTGCATTGGCTTTAGCTAAAGCCTCAGCATTTTGAGTAATGAATTCTGTCAATTTCATGCGGGCTTCCATTACAGCATTTCCAAAATCAACCCATCCCTTTGGACCAATAATTCGCTGCATATCGGCTGATACGGCTGCCATTGGCCCCTCAAGTTGAGCTTTTAAAGCCTCCATGTCAATTTTTACTTTCAAATCCATTGCAGGAAGATCTTGTAATTGAGCTACAATCTCATTATGAATTTTGCTAAGGCCCAAGAAATCTTTTGCTTGTGGTGATTGTTGAGCAATTACTTCTTGTAAACCTTGCCATGCTTTCTGGACCTCTTCGGCCCCCTTCTTCATATCTTCGACTGTTTTAGCCGCTGAAATTTTCTTTAGACCTTCTTCATAGGCTTTAAACAATGCCGTTGTAGTTGTAAGAAGTTCCTGGGCTTTTCCAATTTGACCTTCACGACTACCCTTTTCAGCGTCGAGTAGTTTAAGTGTTTTTTCTTCCATTGATACACGATCCTTATCAATCTGGATAGATTTTTGACGGATCATGTATGCCTGACGGTCATTATCAGTACCCGCTGCGGACTTATCGTAATATGATTGCGCCCGTGCTAGCAATTCTTCAACAACTTTTAAATCTTCGGGAGTTTTCGCCTTTGATAATTTCATCAGCGCCTCAGTGCGTAATTCATCCCCACGAGTTAATTGCTGTTGCCATTGTCGCTCTTGGGACCATCGAGAAAGATTATTATTGAATTCCTTATCAGCAATTGCTCCCTTTTTGCTTTCAATGCCAGCCTTGATGGCTTCAATTTTTTGCGCAGCCTCAGCTTCCGCACTAACAAGTTTTGATATGTAATTCTGTTCTAAATTTAGAATTGAATCAAATCGTTGTTTTACAGTAGCAATAATTGCAGCCTGCGAGCGTTTTACTGAATCAACTTCCGTCTGTAATAATTGATTTATTTTTGACAGTGCTGTAATGGCTTCTTTTAATCTAGCTTTATATCCTTCGGTAACAGCATTGGTTTGTTTTTGAATTTCTTTATTAGTGACTTCCGTGGCATCTTTTGTACGTTTTTCAAGATCATTGAAATACTCTTTCATTTTATCGGCACTTCGATCCATGAAAGATGAAATAGCTAAACCAATACCAGCACCAATGGCAAAGGCAGCCAATAATGGATGGGCTACCGTCATAGCTGCAATCCATTTAAAAGTTGCTACAGTAGCAACGCCCATTGCACCAGCGTATGCTCGTAATGCGATTACAAGACCAGTAATTCCTGCCGCCAGAATAAGAACCTGTGCTGAACCACTAGATGCCCAATCTATTAAGGCAATTTTAAACCGATTAAACGTAGTAAATGTGCCAGTCATTTTCTCGCCAAGTTGTGTCCAAGCATTAGCTAAATCAACAACAGACTTCTTATACTGACCACCGGCTGTATCTAATACCATCCGACTCGCTGCGTCAGCAGTTTCTTCGGTAGCATTTCTCAGCCGTTCAATAGCCGCCTCAGCAGCATCAGCATTGGGGCCTAACAAGCCCATTTCTGCACGAATGGCCCTGACGTTTTGCGTAAATTTTGCCATTTCATTGGATGTGCCACCAGTTAAATCTTCTAACTGTCGCAAGACACCCATGAGTCCGCCAAATTTAGCAATGGCTTGCTCAGCGTTTTCAACGCCCCATTTTTCTTGCATCACAGCTTTTAAGTCTTTTGTTGGCTTGATTAAAGCTGTCATAACTGCGTTTAATTGGGTGATAGCTGTATTTGCTTTCGTACCCTGTTGTGTCATAATGGCGACGGCACCCATTGCCTCCTCGACACTAATACCCATTTGTCGAGCAGTAGGGCCAACACGTCCTAAAATATCCGCCAAATCAGATGCTTCCATTCGACCAATCTTAATGGCCTCAAAAAACATCCCAGACAAATGTCCCGCTTCCTGAACATTAAGATTCCACCCTTTAATGGCGGCAGTCAACAAGTTTACTGAATCATTTAATGGCGCCACGTTGGCGGCAGATAATTTAGCAGCCTGTTGAAACACATACATAGAATCAGCCGCCCCGCCGACTTGGTTCTGTAATGTTTGATAGAAAGCTAGAGTTGTCTCACCTAATGGACGGGCAAATTCTGAGGATGTTGCAATTAAGGCTTCTCGTATCCTTCCTAATGATAGACTTGTATCATCCATAATCGCCTCAGTCTGACCAAGGCGTAGAGAAAAGTCCGCTGCTGATTGTACACCTTCTTGTAGCCCCTGTGACAATTCATTAAGCATCGAAATAATTGCACGAAAGGCAATAATACGCCCTAATTGTGCAAAGAAACCAGTAATTTTGGTTGTGGATGTTTGTGCAACATTCGCAACTGAATTAAAGGTGTTTTTCAATTCATCAACTTTACCCTTTAAGCCGTTTATCGCTGGACTACTACCTGAGAGCGTTCCAGCAAAGGCTTGAATAACCTGATCCCTTGATAAATTATTCTGAGCAACATAATCTGCCAACGATGCTTTCATACTGGCAAATTGTTGTTTGAAGGCGGCAGGAGCCGTACTAGATACACGCCCCCATGCCGACGTTAATTGATTGATTTGACTTAATGCCGCAGAGGTATCAAATGTAATTTGTGGCGGTTTAATATTACTAAAACCCGTCTCAATTTTCTGCGCCATTGCGTCAACTTTACCAGTCAAGTCTGCAAGTGCTTTATCTAGGCCACCGCCCGCCGTATTAAATAGTCGGATTGCATTAGCTGAGGAAGATAAGGATGTATTCAACCCCTCAAGAGCCGTCTTGAGAAGATCAATATTGGAGATTGCATCCCCAGTTTCAAATCCTAACCTTTGGACAATTTCTTCGGCCATTTTAAGCTACCTGACGTGGTATAAGTGTTAAGTATGACCAAGGTGATGGCATACGCACACCTTGTATGTATTCAAAAAAGGCTGCATTTGCTTTTTCTTGGAAAGCATACGGCCCTGGTTGTATCAGTCGTGCAAACAAATGCCCTTCTTCGGGGTTTGCATTGGCATTATTATATTCATTATAAATTAAATGCCATAAAGTTGTTGAGTATTCAGCAATAAACGCTCCACCCCATGTTGTCAATCGTCCTTGACTATGTGCATCACCATAAACTGGACCAGTCATTCCTGGCAAACCGCCACCACCACTGATGGAAAATGTCATACCGATTTTCTGGGCCAATTTTAAAAAGGTTCCATGTGATGCGCCCGACCATACAGGAATTACTGTTATAGCAGCTTGTATCCATATACTAACTGCTTCTTTTAATTTTTGCAGCATTTCTGTATTAAGCGCTTTTTTATAGGTGCCAGGATTTAATTTTATTAGTTGAAAGTTACAAGTCATTTTCATGGTCAGCGACTCCGAAAATTAGCTGGGGTGATTATTCGCCCCCAGCCAATTTTATAGCAAATTCACTTTCATCATGCTCTCGTGTTTGATTGTATGCGAGTAGTTTTGCTTGAGTCCAAACATCAATATCATCCCACTCCCACGGTTTTATTCCGAAGCGTTCGCAGGCTCGCCAGATAGCGAATTCGGCTGTTCGGAATTCTGGCCAGAGTATTGGTCTGGTGCCGGACGCTGACCGAGTAGAAAAACCTTTCGAGCCTCTTCTAACTTGGTTTCATCCAAGGCATTTGCCACCATGACCAGTTGAATAATACGATTGATTTCTACCGTAGCTAATCCTGCTTCACGGAAATCTTTGATATAATTCAACCATGTACGTGGGTCTTCAATCTTAACAGAATCCCATTCAATCTCACTGGGTTCTAATGATCGAATTACCATATAAGCGATTCTCTTGTCAGTATGCATGGATACTAACTGCCGATAACTAGGATCATCCTTGTTTGGCACCCAACCTTCTTTGGTTAGTTTTCCAGGCGGCTTTGGTTCAGGACAAATTGTTTCAAATTCATCTAGGTCCAAAACAGCTTTTGCACGAATCACAATTGGATTCTCGCCACGAGGTAGCACAAGGATTTCCTCATGCGGCCCTTCTACTGTTCGTCCACCAATCTTCATAATTTTCTCCCTCTATCTAAGTTTCGATGTTAAAGATGAGTCTGGATGCCGATGAGGCATCCAGACTCTATTACGCATCATTAGCTACTTCGTGTTACAGTTGCAGACGAAGCATTACACTTGCCCGTTACTGAAATCGTGGCATCCTTGAGGCTGAATTCTAACTTTTCATACCGGAAATCTGGTAGAACAGTCGTTTCTGTCTCGGCAGTTCCGCAAGGCGGATCATGTTCGATTTCAATATCAACAGCATACGGCTCGCACTGGTCAGACGAAGAACTGACCCACTCGGCCGCCCCATTTTGCTGCTTCAATGCATCAATTGGGGTAATTGCTTCACTGGTTCCTGTAGTAACGAATTCATATACGAATTCCAGACTTACATCTAGCGGTTTCTCGTCGCCTTCTCGAACAGTGTCAAGATCGCCACGATCAAGCATATAGTTGTATTCCTTGTTCTCCGTATATTTTAAGTTTCCTTCACCAATCTTAATGTCAATCTGACACGATTCAAAGGTGAGTACGTCTGCATTAGAAGGCGTGCCTGTAGCACCCCAAACAGGCGTAAAAGTCACATTGGTTGTTGGTCCAGCATTAGCAGGAGTTCGAGCAGTTACCGTATACGTTGTTACGTTATTAGCGGTATTTACTGTAAATCGCGCTCCCACTGGCACTAGATTTGAAACCGTTGTGTTTAGGTTTACTGTGGTGATGTCCACGTTAGTATCGTTGGCGTCTGGTGTGTCGTTAATAACTGCCGAACCACTCAGGCCGTCCTTGATACGAATTGTAGCATCACGCAATTCAATTCTTGCCATGTGTATACTCCTCTTGAAAGTAAACTAAATGAGTTTTGCCTAACTATTATAGGTTACGAAATGTCCGTCGATCATAGATTGACGAATTCGATCTGTTCGTCCAAGTTGACCGAAATGTAAAATACGATTTGGGTCAATGCGACCATTCACGGGTGTTAGGCAAAAAACCCATGAACCGTCGTCACCAGCCTCATTACCGTATTTATAGATGTTAATAGGACCATCCATTGCTGCGGCTATTATTCCACACCAAGTTTGTAGATCATAAGCATTAACTTTATCCATCAATTCAGTCAACAATACATTCACATCAACAAGTATCCGAAAGTAATTGCGACTTAGTTCAGTTGTATAAGGACCACTTATTCGTAATTCTGCATGATCGTAATGCAATTTTTCAGGTTCACGTTCATCTACTCCATCAACAAGTAATGGCAATGGTATAGTAGAAACAATGTCACTGAAATATTTAGCAATTGATGCCATAATCCATCGCGGCCAATTCTCATTCATTGTCGGTCCCCTCAGTAAAATTTAAGGTGTCCGCAACTTCGGCATCCTTTGCCACTGTAGAACTAACAATCATCTTACCAGTGATATGCCATCCTGTGTTTTGTTCCAATTGCTCGATATTTTTAAGTTCATATCTACGATCATTATAGACGATCCAATCGTCTAATTCAACAACGTACCCTGGTGGTAAGTCTCTTGCATCAATTACAAATTCACGAGTACCACTATCAAATGAACCACTATCACCATACGCAAAAGTCTTATTGGCAGAAATTTGCGACACAGTTTGAATAACCTCACGCTGTAATCGTACTGGAAGTACAATGCACCGTGGAATAGTTGTCGAAGTGGAAGTAGAACTCTTAATACCAGTTGTATAACTTGTACTAGCATCCAACAGCTTATGGAGTACAATGGTACTTCCAAATGCACGTTTTAATACGTACAAAGCCTGTCGAATGCGTCGATTTAAGTTATAGTTGGTAGTATTACTCATCTGAGTGTGTCTGGTTTCTCACAGTCATTGCCAATTATTCTTGGACAAACTCGTGATAAATGTTCTAAAACTCGACCTATCCATTTGATACATTCAGAACTTTGTGTTAAAGCCATTGTAGACTTTTCGACAAGACTCTCAAGTATATCTTTCTGATAGGTTTCAAGTTTTTCAACACGGTCATAGAGTTTTTCTTCTCTTCGCCAATCTCTCCATACAAAAAAGATTATGATACCAATAAATGGTCCCACATCTTTTAATATTTCAACCCAGGGAAAACTCATTGTCGCGTCCTTTCAATGTTAAAGATGTCTCGGAGGTCGTAAGACCTCCGAGAATCTATTGGTTACTTTTTAACCAAGCAAAACGCAACCGAGGTTTTCATCCAACAGAGCCACACCTGCTAGAACGTCCAGGGTTACAACCGTGCCTTGCGACCAAATATCGTAGGCCATTGTAACACGCATGGCAACGTCATTGTAGTTGGCAACTGCCGACTGAACACCGCCTGCTCGTGGTAGAGCAAGAGGACGAGTCACTAGAGCCAGTGCATCCCGATGGAATGCAAAGTTAAACGACCCATAAGGACCAGGGTGAGCCTTCTCATCGTCAGACAGAGCCTTTGCCAATGGACGATCAAGCCACAAAATGGTTTGGCTTGAGTTCGTTGGATTGACATAAGCCTCAACGATGGTGTAGACATGACGATCAACACCGTTGGCATCATCACCGAAAGCGAGTAACTGGCCGACTTGTGGCTCACAGGTTGAGGTATAACCATCAACTGTAACACCCTTCGCATAACCAGCGTCATACGCTCCGTCAACATTGCAACTCTTGTAAACAGTCACAACATCGGCGTCAGCGATGGCATACTTCAAACCAGCGTCAAGCACTAGAGCAGTGAGACTGGTGTTGTCAACGATGTACCGTGGTTGACCATCGGTAGCGGCAACAACATAGTCACCATTCACTGCGCCGGTAGCAGCGGCGTCAAGATTCAAAGTAGTTGCACCCACGGCATGTGCGCCGTTGGCACCATCAGCAGGAACGATCACATCGGCACCAGAACTGATACCCGGCTGGTTTTGAGCCATGTAGGTATCAAACCCAAGAACACGACCCAAGGCCGCTTCCTGTAGAGCAATACCACCATCGCCACGCTCGTTGGCCTTTAGGAAAAGGTCAGTCTTCAACATTGCCGTCTCAGCCGAGGGGGCCAAAACGATTCGGCGACCTTGTGGGTAAGCCAAATTCTTGTTGAGGGTTTCACGAGCTTCAAGCAAGGTATTCTTGGCGTTGTCAGCCGTTAGACCACTTAACTTACCAACACGGTTCGCAAAGTAGCGATGCACCTGACCGCATAGAATACGATCAATTGACCGAGCAATGCCTTGCATACCAGGGGCCAAGTAGATTTGGACCAAATCCTGGAAGGACTTGCTGGCCTCACCATCCTTGATGGTGAAGGTGATGTAGATGTGCTGGTTAAGTGGAACGGAGACCAGAGTAGCCGACGCATCTTGCGGCAACACTGAGCCAGAGTCCTCTTTACGCCGAATCCCGAACGTGCCGGGCCGACGAGTATTAACCACGTCGCCGTAGTTAGCAATTTCCATCGAAAAATCACGATGGACTAGATTTGCCATGACCATATTTTCTTGGAGAATAGCCAAACCCTCATTCGCCCATAACTCTGGAACGAAAGCGTCGTTGTTATTCTCAAAACAGGCCACGGACACTTGCAATAGATACTTATCCATTGTCTATACTCCTTGTTAAATTTGTTTTACAGTCAAACTCATTCAACCCCAGATTTATTTTAGTGTCCGAAGACTGGGTATTTCGGATTTAAGGCCCAATTTTTTGTTACTTTACTAATTGGTGGAGTAAATGTCCTTGTAACCTCACACAATACCCGGATTAGCCGGTACAATATTTATCGGTTGCCTTTCTTAATACCGAGAGCCTCTGGATTTTCTTTCCGAAGTCGCATGTATTCAGCGGTAGAAATTTTCTTGGGGTCAACTTTACCACTGGCCATGCCGCCCTGTGCAGTACCAGCCCCAATGCCAGATACCACATTAGTCTTGAAAAGGTTTCCGTATAAGTCTTTTAGTTCCTTCATTCGCTTAACAGCATCTTCTGGTGCCCGACGAGTAACTTGTGGCGAACCAGTCTCACTGTTAATGTCGGCAAGGTCCACAACCACTTCATAGCTGCCAGTACCCTTACCTTGTTCATCCAACTTCTCAGTTACCTTTGTCATTGGACGGAGTAAAGCAATCATTTGAGAAGGATTGTAGGCTTCATGCTGCACAGCGGCATCTTGAAGAGTACGATCCATCAAAGTTTGCTTAAACTGATTTTCCCAACGAATAGCGGCATCCTTCCACTGGTTGGCTTCCTTCGATAAGTTTTCCTCCAACTTCTTCTTTTCTGCAATCAACGTCTCTTCCTTGGTTAAGAAAGTTTTTTGCACGTCTTCCAATTTTGCCTCTAACTGAGACCGAGCCTCTGCCGTAAGGTTCTTATCCTCTAAAGCTGTTTTGTACATTCCTTCAAGTTCTTGATACTTCTCAGCTAGTTTACGCCGATCAGCCGCAACAATTGCGTTTACTTGATCTTGATTAAATGTCTTAGCGCCTTCCGTGACCTTTTTCTTAGCCGCCTCAGCCGCTTCCGCAGCCGCAGCCGCCTCTCGTGCCGCAGCTTCAATTGCTGCCTGATCTTGACTACCTTCATCACCTTCAAACATCGACACCGAAACTTGCAGTAAATAGTTCATTTTAATCTCCTAAAACTGCCCTGCCTTAATGTACATGCCAACCGCAGGTATTGTTGACTATGTATCCCTGGCTGCGAGACCCAGGTTTAATTTACTCTCGCAGTTGTTACAGCACGACCATCCCGTAAAAATGGTTTTAAGATTCGCCATGCCATAGCACTTGGTATTCCATGTAATAAATGTTCAATTGGCTGTTGATCCCGATTATATGCCGTTTTAACTCCACTATAACTTTGATTCGTCACCCCCAAATTTTCCAATTCTATGTCAGGGTCTACACCGTCTAATAGTGCCAATGCAATTTCAAAACATGCGGTTTCAACATCTGTCGGCACAACTGTATCCGAATCACGAGGAAATTCTAATTCTTGTGACGCTTCTGCGGTTCGTCGTGCTGCTTGTGTTACATCATCATACGATTCGGCTGCTTCTAATATAAGATAAACAGCGTGTTTATAACCTTTATAATTTAAACGATCAATTATACGAGTTGCTGTATATAAGGCTTTTGTTTGATCGCTTGCGGATGAATTTTCCCACGGCTCAGAATGAAGTCGAGTGAGAAAATAAGCATTGGCTTTAACTAGAGAACCATACATACTTGCCATTATTCTTCATCCTTATTATTTTTACCTTCACCACGCACTGGTGGCGTAGTATCAGGGTTTAAAGTTGTATCTCTTGATTGTGCTTTCTCATCCCTTGCTTGACCAGAGGGGTCAGCCGATAAATCATTAACTCCTCTGGCACCCGGATTATTGGCTCCCATACCACCACCTTTACTTTGAGCCACGGCAATCCTAGTAATCCGGTCTAAATGATCCGCACGAGCCTTCGCGGCTTCCTCGGCGTTGAACCCTAGTGCCATTGTGGCAGTCTCATCACCCACCGCGCCTTCTTCTTTAGCACGAAGGATAACATCAGGATCACTGGTTGTATATGGTGCATTATCAATTTCAGAGTTGATCTTATCCATCATTTCAACTGAAATTTTACCTGCCAACAGAGAAATTACAATACATTTTGCAAGTTCTCTCTTTACAGTTTGACCCGGCACCGAATACATCAGATCATTTAGTTTCTTAGCTTCATCAAGTCGAACTAAATCAGTTTTTAAACTGTATCTATCGGGATATTTAATAACAGGTATTTTACGAAGTCTCTCTGTCTTTTCTTCATACGATGCCCAGTATCCTGCAATTTTACGTTCACCATTTTCTAAGATCATACCAATAAAAGAAAGACCAGCCTCAAGTCCCTGGTTGTCCATATCTTTTGCTTCGGCAGAAATTGAACGCCCAACCTTATTAGCTACGGCCAAATTTACTAATTTCCGTATATCATCTTCCAATTTTTCTTGTAACTTAATAGAGGCTTCAAGAGGTTCCGGCGATGGATGAATAAACTCAGGTCGTTCGGCCCGTAAATCGTATCGTATTCCTTGTGTAGCTCCAATTTGTCGTTCAACATTTTGTCCAGGTTGGCCACCTTCTGTTGCAGTTCCATCTGGATTCATTGGATGTTTTAAATGATCGCCCACTGCGCGTAAATCAGCTTGTTCCGTATAAAATGGGAAATTTGCTTTTAAAGCATACGCTACATCACTCGATCCAAGATTTAATAAAGCAATTTGATGCTTACAGACATCTTTTAGTACGCTGTCGCCAATATCTAAAATAGTAAATGGTATTTGTTCAAGTTCTAATTGAATTGGATCAACTGCATTTAATTCAATATTATCGGGTGTAATTGGATTTCCTTTAGTATTGAAGAATTGAACACGAATTTTTCCATCAATTGGGCATTTGAACACAAAACGATAGCGTTCATAACTGCCTTTAGGTAATTCAACTGGAAGTTGATTGCTATATGTACTTAAATCGCCATAATCAACGCAACGATCCCTTAATAAAATTGCTTGAAATTCAGAGGGTTGATCTGGACGGGATGCAGTCCACGATAAAATATCCTCAACTGGATACATATATAAATACGGACGCGCATTCTGTATGTCAGCAATCGTTGTTGCCTGTAATGCAGGCATATCAACATAGATACCAACACGCCCCATAATAAGTAGTTCGGTTAAAACTTCATAACCCATAAAAGCTGTCATGTTGGAACCACGAAGATCAACACCGCCATCTAACCCCTCAACTGCTTTTTGATAGACTTTACTACCATCTTTTCGTAATACATCACGCATTCGTTGAAAAATTGAATTACGAATATCATTTACTGCGGCCTTAGCAAAGGCTGGAACAGGTGTAATTAACCGACGATTATTAAAATCTGTATCGGTTTCACGGGTAGTGAATTTTTGCAAATAAGTGTATGCAAAATCATCGCCTCCATTGTATGTAGACCGCCACAAATCCCAAAAAACTTGGTCCCGATAATAATTGGGATGTCGAAAATCAATAACTAATTTTTCCGGTATCGCCATATTTTTCTACCTTTTTGCCTTGCCGATTTATAAAAAGGCTTTTACAGGTTGATTTTGTACATAACTGGCTGCGAGTGGCAACGCAATTTCTGCATACGTTAAAGCATGGGCAAAGTGGTCTGGCCCTGTGTCAGTGTACGATGCAACATAATTATTTTGATTATCTTTTTCATAAATGCGAACCGAAGATTTGATATGCTCCCTAAATTCTCGACTCACATCACAAGGTAACATAATTCGTTGACTGTGAAAACGTCCTAATGATGCATCCATCCAAGAAGTTCTGTCAACCGTTGCCGTTGGTGTACCTAATTCATCTTCAACAACAGTCATTTCTTTTCCAGTTCGACCAGCACGGTAATTACAAAGTGTAACATATCCAGGAAATCGTCTAGCAAAACGTCTGGCGTCTGTTGTAAATGGTGAGGCATCAATTACACAGGCAAGAATTTGCCACTCTCGCATTAAATAATCAAACCTCTCGAATTCAGACCCTAACAAGGTTCCTTCCCATAATAATTTACCCATTGCTGCAACATTAAGGTCACGCCCCATTGAATCCATAAACCACTCCATTACAACAATGTGACATAGCTTTCCCACGTCAATCCCCATTGTAATAAGGCGCTCACCACCAGTTCTCGGACGAGCATCACCCTTAGTATGTCCTTTTAAACAACCGTCAAAAATTTCATCTGTAACTTTCGCACCATCACCAATGTAGGGGATACCTAATTTAGAGTTATGAAATTCGGTTGCTGCCGCTTCATCACCCATTCCACGAAAATGAGCTACAACTAATTCCCCTGCTGTTACTGTGTATGAGTATAATTGATTTAGATGAAAACTACGATGATCTTTACTAAATTCATTAGAATTAGGCACCCAAATACCTGTCGCTAAGAATTCAGGTTTCTCTTCCTGTTCAATACGTCCTTTACATTCTTTACATTTAAGATACGATTCAGCACAACGCGGATCAGTTACCGCTTCACCAATGATTTCTACACAGTCTGGCCAAATAAATTGAGTGGATCGTCCACATCTAGGGCACTTAAAAATCCATTGTTCCTGCGACCCCTGCATGTATAATTTATGGATACCTTTATTTGGAATCTTTGGAGTTGAAATTGCCCACACACTTTTTTCGCGTTGACCACTAAGACGTTCTAAGGCTAACCAAATTTGATCCTGGTCCATTTCATCTAATTCATCAAGAATTAGAGTTGAAACTGGAATAGATTTCAAGTTGCTATCACCACGACTACCACGTATATAAAGATTCACGCCTCCGGCTTGTTTCAAACTAATTGTATTTGTATCGGTAAAAATTGATTCTAGGTAAGGACTATTTAATAGTGCGGCCTTAAACCGAGATTTTGAAAAATCTGCCGCATTGATTGCTGTTGGTAGTACATATAGAACATCGCGTCTTAAAATGTCAATCGTATAAAATGCTCTATTTATTGCAACCTCAGTAATTCCCAACTGTGCCCCCTTCATCGTGGAATTAAAGGGAGCCGTCGAGTCACTAATTTCTCGGCACCAGGGGTGATACTTATAACTATAAGGACCAGGGAACGGCTCGCCCATGACACGTCGGTATTCAGACCATCGTGAGCAAGTCGTCAGCACTTGACTTTTGAGTCCCGTTGCCAGGGCTTCCTTAAATAGTTTAATTAGATCACTCATTATTTTCAGAGCCGATTGTTGTTTAAATCTACAGGTTCGCGTTAATTTGTTGTATGCGTTCACCTGTACGGCTCTTTGATTTTAGTCTTGTGGTTGTTTTGGATCGACCATTACAAATAATGGAAGTAAACTAAAAAGTAACTTGAGAATTAAAACCCAATTTTCTTTAATCCAAGCCCAAATTTCTGGCCAACCGCGAGCATGTCGGCGTGTTTTCTTTTCGACCTCTGCCATAAGGTCGATCTTTTCACCTTTCTCATTATGTCGGTATGGGCGCTTGTAAGCGTCTAACAATACTTCATAATCTTCCTTAGAAAGTCGCCCTTCCCGGTAACTTTCATTCAATGCACGACGATAAATAAGTCGAAATGTTACCATATCTTATAGTCTGACACTTTCTTTGTTAGATGTTTACGCAATTCTTCAATAGAAATGCGCCCTACAAACCGTTCTACTTCTGTATCATTTTGTAAAATTAGGGTTGTAGGTAACGATTCAATATTATATTTTTGAGTGTTCTTTTTATCCTTATCAGTATCTATGATGAGAATATCATAACCCTCTTTTTGCAACTGTTCAATTATTGGACGCATTATGCGGCATACAGAACACCATTTTGCTGTAAAATAAAGACAGTGCATCTTAGCGTCCTAGCAATTTTTTAAAAAAGTCTCTCACTGGTCGTTTAGGAATTAAATTATAGTCGGGAATAGGCTTTTTAGGTTCAGGAGTAGGTGTTGGTTTAGGCGTTGTTCCTGATTTATCTTCTTGCATTTTTAATGCATCCATAATAATACTGAATAATTCGCCCAATTTATTAGACCATTGTATTGGTTTCTTGAAAAATAAAGCAACCAAAAGTGATCGTAACCAAACTACTAACCGACGCCATAATTTTACCATAAGTTATAATCCTGACGTGGATAACCAGCATACGATGAAATGGCAATTGTATCACCTTGCTTGCACATTCTATCAATAACACTGGCATCAGCCCAAAAAGACCCGGCTGGTTGATTTAATTTTATGCCGCCATCAACCCAATCCGATCCCCATGAGTTTATTATACACCCACCGGGGCGGTCACATGCTTCATCAACGCCTGCCAATAACATGGCATGATTCCAAGTCACGCGACTCGGTGTTAAATAACCATTCTGGTCACGCCCGCGTCTTGTACTAAATCCTTGATTACTACATAATATAACCGGATAACCGTTATAAATACAGTCACGAGCCTCATCCCAGGAATTTACTAAAGCACACCATCCAATGGGATGTAATCTACACAAAGGCTCTAGTTCGTCTGGTACTCCTGTTCGCCCCAATTTTCTGGCTACATCGCCGTCATATTGAGTGAAGTCCCAGTCTAAATATTTTTGACGTAATAGTACACCGTACTTTTTGATAAATTCCGCCGCCATGTAGCCATCCATGCCATCGCCCCAAAATCCTTTATTATATACTTGACGACCAATTTCAATTCTACCGCCGCCGTAGATTACTTCTGTAGCCGCAGGAGCAACCCAGCGTTGTGGAGAATTTCTTTTTGCAATTTGAACCCCTGTTAAAATATCAATTCCTAATCCATAAGCATGACTAACACAGTCACCGATTTCTTGGTAATGTGGTTTAAGTGGCCCACCTGTCACTTTTTCAAAAAATGGCCACAATAAAGCCTGTTTACCCGATCCTGTACCACGAATTGCTGAATCTAATTGATTCATAAATGGCTTAGGATTGCCTTTAATAAATATACGGCGACTTTCTGGGCTACTAATCCAACCACCATAAATTGGTTCTTCTTGCCGAGCTAATTTTGAAGCTATGCTTGTAAAACTGCCTGCATTTGCAATTTGTGGTAGTTTAAGTCCTAGAAAAAATCCCGTTCCAGCTAGTGCCGATAGCTTTAAAAAGTCCCGCCGTTCCATGTTACTCTCACTTTGCTACAAGATTTAATCCATCTGCAATCTGCTTCCAAAGTACCGCATGTTGTTCAGGTGTAACAAGTAAACCTGACTCTGCTTGGTTTTTCATTTCTTTTTGCAAAGCCTCAAGGAATGGAACCCATAATGCAAGACTATTACCAACAGCCGCACGATTGGCAAGTTTCTGAGCCTCAATAATTTGATCGGCATTTGTTAGTTGACCATCTTGAATTTGTTTCACAACCTCAGTAAAACCGGCAGCTAATTTACCAGCTTCGGCTTTCTTATTAGGTGAATTTACCAGTCGAGTTAATTCTACAACCTTACCTGCCATGCCAGTAGCCGGATTTACTGGTCCAGGTCCGGGAGGGGTAACATCGCCGCCTTCACCAACTTTAACGACATACGTTTTAACGTCTACATCGTTGTCATTAGCACAGGCTACAATGAATGTAAAATCACCAGGAAGGCCCGATGAAAATACAGCCCGACGACCATCATCATATACTTCAAAATCAGTTGTAGTCGGTAAAACCTTCCATTTAAATGTCTTTCCGGCCGATTTTGACACGTCTAACCTAGCTAATTGACCGATTTTAATAGCATTTGGTCCTTCAATTACCACATCGGCTTTCGCATTAACTACCGGGCCAGGAGCTAAATTATCATACGCACTCGGATTGGCCCGATGGACAACATAACGATCATAGACCGTAAAACTTCCTGCTAAAACTAACACTGCCAACACCACGGCAGTTATCCAAGGATTAACATTCTTTAACATTTTTCTCTCCCATAAAATTGTGTTGTATCCCAAGCCGGGGGCATCGGCTTTTGTGGCCCCCGGCTCCTGCATGGCGACCTATGGGACTGGTAGGTCGCGGCGTTATCGGTGCCGCATTTTAGCAAAAGTTTTTGCTAAATTGCACTGTTTTTGCGATTTTGAACTTAAATTAGGCTGGGCACAGTATTGAGTGATTGTCATACCTTTTGCTTCGGCCTTTTTAGTTAGTGCCCCTTCCTGAATATCAGCACTTTGAATCCATTTCTTTGTTTTCTTTTTTGCCATGTTTACGTACTCGTTGCTACGTCAGACTGTGGTTTCTTTGACACAACACTGACTGGTTCTTTTGTCATAAAGCGTAATACAATATTTGCAGCAGCTTGTATAAGCACGAGCCAACATACAAGATCAGGATGGGCAGTTAAAGCGCCAGCAAAAAATCCTGTTCCTGTCGCTACTAAAGATATTGTATTAACCCATAATGTTTTACTTGCGAAAATACTCTTGGTCATATAACTCTCCCAATAAAGGATACCTGGACTCAATGATGAGTCCAGGCTTTACATTCAATTGTTATGCGGAATGAACCGCCCAAGTTACAACTCCACTGCCATCAACAGATAACACATAACTTGAGCCATTAGCAGGCTGTGCTGGTAGCCATGCTGCACTATCGGGACCACTCGGACCAGTTGGGCCTTCTGGACCGCTTGGACCGGAGGGGCCACTTGGGCCTTCTGGGCCGCTCGGACCTGACGGGCCTGTAGCACCTTCTGGACCGCTCGGACCCGACGGGCCTGATGGGCCTGTAGCACCTTCTGGGCCTGACGGACCACTCGGACCACTCGGACCTGATGGGCCACTCGGACCTGATGGGCCGCTGGGGCCACCCGTAGTTTCAAGTGCTATAATTTCAGCCGCTAGTTGATCGAAATCTTGTGGAGTTACTCGGCAATCATCTAATCGACTATCTCGATCAGGATTTCCCGTTGTAAAACCGTCAAAAGTTGAGCCAGGATAAAACGCTTTTCGTACTGCCATAGTAAAACCTCTTTACTTTGTTAGGGGGAGTTTATTGGTGGATGGTTTTCCAGCCCTGGCCCCACAAATCAGCCAGGGTGTTAAAATATTCTTGATAACGATATTTGATTACATTAAGACTCCAATTTTTAATAGCAAAATCTCTAATATACACGGGGTCTAAATCTTGAATACTTTTTGCAGCACGAACAAATTGATCTAATGTTCGGCATCGAAATCCCACTCGTCCTTGTTCTACTGTTTCAGGAAAGGCTCCCCAGTCAGTTGTAATGACCGGAGTACCACACATTTGTGATTCAATTACTGTCATTCCAAATGGTTCAACATAGAGTGTAGGAACAAAAGTAGCGATTGCATTTTGATAGAGTTCAAGTCGTTGTTGTCCAGATACCGAACCAACGTATTCTAGGTTTCCACCCTTATAAATTTGCTCACCAGGACCAGCAATGACTAATCTAACTCCTAATTCTTTACACGTATCTACGGCAACTTGAACACCTTTTCGAGAAACTAGGCGTCCAATATAAAGAAAATAATCACTTTTCTTTGTTTGCAATGTATAATGGTCGGGATCAAGATAGTGAGGAATCACGGCGTCATAAAATTTTCCATCTGGGTCTAATCCGCCTTGCGCTCCCCAAATTTTATGCATGTGTGAATATGATGCAAACACACGATATTTTGCAAAAGTTCCTGTATATCCTATTGCATACTCAACAACTTGAACGTGTGAAATATTCTCAAGTAGCTGATTTAAACGGCCATTTATAACGCAAACAAAATCTCCGAGAGTTTTTCGTTTATTAACTTCGTTGATAATGGTTTCATTATATTGAGTCCAATACTTTGCCCCTCCGCTCCAATCCATTGAAACTGGATACATAAGTTCTATATCTTCTTCGCAGTCCACATCACAACCAACGCCATAATGATATACTTTATGGCCGAGTGATCGCATCATTTTAACAAAATTAGCAGTTAAAGCGGTAAAAGCACAACTACTAAATTCATTAGTCCGTGTACTGGGTAAGCCGATAACGTGAAAATTCATTTTCAAAATATTCCGACGCGATTAGTCTACATTCTCTTTGACGTTGCCGATTGTCTTTAGTATAGCCGCACTAATTTCATCAATGAGAACTTCGTGGTTAGGAACATCCTTTAATTTTTCCAATAGAATCTGAACAATCTCGCCAGCAATCTTTAACAAAGTCGGTTTTGCTAAAAGACTACCTAATGAAGTTTCCATTTTAATCATGGAAGCTACAAGTTTTTCAACCGTTGCCAATTGCTGCGCAAGGTCAGCCCGTGATGCAATAAACTCCGAATCATTTTGAATGGAGTTTAGAGTTTCTTCAAGCATCATCTTTGAAATAGCCACTTCGTCTCGTAGACTTCTCAAAGCCTCATGTTCACCAATCTGTTCATATCGAGTACGATATTTATACTTTAACAGATTATATAATCGTTTTTGATGCTTTTCGGGGTCAACATGCGTATGGAGGCTACAGTATTTTTCGCCTTCCAAGGCTTCTTCACTGCACTGGCCATTAGAGTAAGTAAATTCGCATCTTGCCATCTTGACTTTTTACTTTCATCAGGTATACTATAAGTAGGTAGGGAGTCTCCCCTTATATAATAGACTGTTTTGAGGGGTGAAAAAACAAGTAAAATCGTTAAAATCGTTACATTTTACCAAAAATTTTAAAAATTTTGGCACGGGATTTGCATATAATCAGTTGGTTTAGGTTAATCAAATTTGTTTTAAATTGGAGGTTTGTATGTCACAAGTTAGTTTGTCGCCAGAAGTTAAGGCCGCTGTTGATCTAATTAAGCAGGCTGGCGGTACTGTTTTGTTTCCTCGACGCCACGTTGAAGTTTGGGGACAAAGTTTTTCCACCATCAAGTTAATCACACAAGACCCCCGTTGTGAGGTATCTTATCAGACTCTTGTTCAGCGGCTATCGAAGGGTATTAACCCAGATGAGGCTGTTAAAAAGAGTCCGCCAACCCGAATTTGCAAGTCATTGGTGTGTTGGGGCCAGAATTTTGCCTCAATTAAGGATTTGGCGCTTGACTCTCGATGTAAGGTGGGGTATAGTGTTCTGTTGAAGAAACTTAACAAGGGTGTTATTCCCGAAGAGGCGGTAAAGGACCAGCGGGTTCGTAAGCCAATTACAACCATAGAGCAAGCCATTGTAGGAGAATAATCTATGTCATGTTGCAGATGTAACACAGACCCAAGGGCCGTGGCTAACCGATACATTCGGGAGGCGGCTCGTGCATTGCAGTTGGCGGGCATTTATTTTACAGACCAAGCCGGTAATACTGAACTTCCAGAGGACCATAAACTGAATTTGGCATTAAAATTGCTGTCAGAATTAGATATTCAAACAGCGCATCTGGCTGGTGGAAGCTATGACCCGGCTCGTTTTAAGCTATTTGGTCCTATAACCCCCTGTTGTGGAGAGCAGAATGTACGCTAGTTTTAGGGTTCAATTACATGGCATTCCAGCGGGAACTGATGTATTTGATTTAGTCGAACGACTAAAAGAAGCGTTGATTGATGAGTTTGAACCAGAATTTGAGGACGATATTCAAATCGAATGTGAAGAATATTCAGGGAGGAGTTGTGATGATTGACGGTGGGTTTATTGTCATTTTGATATTTTTAGGATTGATCTATATTTTTGTTGAAACATACAGCGGCGTATGAAAATAAAACTCGCGGCTATTTATTGGACTGATGCTGCCATTCATGGTAGCGACTGCATGACAAGAACTGAATGGTCTAATAGGGCATGTTTAGTTCCTGGTGTCGCTGTGGGGCATATTGTACATGAGGATAAGAAATCTATTACATTGGCAATGGATTGGTTTGAAGGTAATATAACCGGAGAAGATAACTTTAGAGTAGTAGGGACTTATCCAAAATCCGGCATTCATAAGATTATTCGGAAAACAATAAGGATTAAAGAATGAGTACAGTTTATCTTGCTGGCCCTATTACTGGTTGCACGTATGGTGGTTGTACAAATTGGCGAAACTATGCTAAACAAAAATTAGCCGAAGTCGGAATTGTCGGGCTGGACCCTATGCGAGCTAAGGAATATCTTGCCAATGAAACTAGCGTAGGTAATAATTATGACCACCCCATCAGTTGCCCTCGTGGAATTATGACACGGGATCATTGGGATTGTATTCGTTGTGACGTTTTGCTTGTAAATCTGAAAGATGCGGATAAAGTAAGCATTGGTACAGTAATGGAGATTGCTTGGGCATGGGATAACGATATTCCAATTATTTGTGTAATGAACGATGGCAACCCGCACGATCACGCTATGATTAAGGAAGCTATCGGCTTTCGAGCATATTGTCTTGATGAAGCCATCGCTATTGCAAAGGCTATTTTATGTCCATGAGAAGTAGTGACTGGTGGAGTAAATACGCCACTAACACTGAATTTAAAATGCCGCCGACAGTACAAGTTCCAGTACATCCATTGTTGTGGGGTATTGTAGTTGGATTTATTTTAGGGGTACTTCTTGTATGAATATTAAAGCAACAGCGCCTCCGGGCACTGATCCAAGTTTGTTAAATGGTAGCTACGCTATTGTTGTGTATGAGAAACAGCGTAAAGTCAAAACAATTCAAGCCATCGTGACTGGTCTATTACTTGAATTTCCATTTGAAAAAGATCATAAACTAATAGATACCATCATTATTGTTTCTTCAAAAGGGGATAAATTGATAGAGATTAAAGTCAACGATGAACCTTGTCATGCAGATAATGCAATAACTAATGGC